AAGGACCGATACATTAAAAACCCGATGGCAAAAGACCTTCGGCAACCTAAGTATAAACAACGAGCTATACCTGATCGGAAGAAAGGTGTAGTACCTAGAAAGAAAAAACATAAAGGAAAGGAGACAGAAGAATGATGTACGTATTAGTATGGATGCAGCTGTTTAGTACGCAGACAGTCGAGCACTACCAGTTAGGTAGCTATGCCACGATAGAAGAGTGCCAGATACAACTGAGCAAAGCAGCTAAGATGGTGACGCACAAGTCAGAGACAGTGGCTTGTCTAGAGGTGGAGACACAGCAATGAAGCAGTACTTAGTTAAAATAAAAAAGAACAGAGATGACAATAGTCATATAAGTTTTTACATGAGGGCAAAAGACAAACGGATCATTTTAGATATGTTTGAGACAGGTCAGTATTATGCAGTAGGTGTAGAGGAAGTCAGAAAGGAGAAACTACAATGACACCAAGTCAAGCAGCAGAGATAGAAGCTAAGAAAACATTTGAAGGGTTTATTAAATGGTTAAAGGTTTCTTTCTACTGGATCATGGCAATCCTAGTTATACTAGCGTGGTGTAACTTTGGTGCAGACACTGAGACAGGTAGCCAATACAACGGTGAAGTATATGCACCAAGAAATATAGGAGACAAATGACGTTACTTTTTGTGGGTGCATCCATAATTTTTTTAACCACACATGATTTCCCTATTGGATGGGTGTACCCTCATGAAGTAACACAGGAGGAAAGACTAATGCAACCAAAGAACGTACCAGTACATGTTCGTATCAAAGTAGAGCCGACAATAAAGCAAAGGGGCAGACCCTGCCGTTTACATGGCAAAGACTTCAAGAGTATAGCTGACGCAGCACGATACTTTAACGTGAACTACTCATGGGCAGCAGAGCAAGTTCAAAAGGGTATGAACAGAGAAAGTTTTCCAAAGAAATATAAGGTAAAAAAAGATGAAATGTTGGCATTGTAATGATGAATTAATTTGGGGTGGTGATCACGACATTGACGAGAATCAAACCTCCATCTTTGGGGAGTACAGCATAGTGACTAACCTAACCTGTCCTAACTGTGACACATATGTTTTAGTATATTATCCAAGAGAAGAAGAGAATGAAAAAAAATTGCATTGATAATATGACTGAGCAGTACTGCACAACAAAAGGATTAGGGTGGGCTTTTATTATTTGTTCATTCTTAATCCTGGGTGTACCTGTCCTGATGTGGTTGGCTTTGGAAGGGGCTGACTGGTACACCAAGTTTGACTTAATGAACCCGATGTGGTAAAGCTATGAATGAAGCAAAAGAATGGCACATTGACAGGAGGAAGGGAATCTCGAAAGAGATAAGGCCAATGACCAAGGAAGAACGACAAAGAGCGAAAGAAAAGGAACAAGCAAATGACAGCAGCAGTGAACAGCAGCAATGAGATTACACATCAACCATGTCCTTTCGAGGATTGTGCCAGTTCAGATGCATTCAGCTACAACTTAGTCACAAAGGTAGGGAAGTGCCACTCTTGTAATAGAGGCTATCCAAACTCAGATAAAAAGTTTGACTGGGCAGAATCAACTTATCCACCACCGCCACCCAAGATAGATTTACGTAACGTCAAGGTAATCTCAGGCAGATACGAAGATATCAGAGGACTAGATGAAGACGTAGCTAAACTCTACAACATCCAACTACAAATAGGTGAAGGTGGTGAGCCAGTGCGCTACGCTTTCAAGTACAAAGATAACGTCAAGTATCGTGGCTACCACGAGAAAAAATTCTGGACAAAAGAGCGTGGGTCACTGACAGAACTATTTGGTCCTGAGTTTAACGCAGGATCTAGTAAACGTATTTACATTACTGAGGGTGAGTTTGATGCAGCCAGTCTGTATCAGGTCTTAGGTAAATCCTACCCAGTAAAGTCACTGCCAAGTGCAGCCCTGTCAGAGAAGTTTATCAAGGATAACTTTGACTATCTCAACGCTTTTGAGATGGTGGTCTACGCAGGTGAGCTAGACGCAGCAGGTCAGGGTGCAGCACAGAAACTCTACAGCATTATGCCTGAGAAGTTTTATTATGTACCCATGTCCAAACACAAGGATGCCAATGAGTTCCTGATGGAGGGGGATGAATCAGACCTCAAGTGGGCAGCACTCAAGCCACAGAGATTTGCACCAGACAACTTCTTTGTTGGAGACTTGGAAGTAGAAAAGGCTATCACCACTGAGAATCCTTACGAGTATGTGCCGACAGGACATACTGGTATTGATGATAAGATCAGAGGATTAGTGAAGGGTGGACTCACATTCATCAAAGCACTCAGAGGTCAGGGTAAGACTGAGCTAGTCAGATACTTTGAGGTAGGACTTCTCAAGCAGAACACAAAGCTTGCACTGCTACACATGGAAGAGATGAAGTCTACAACCTACAGGGCTATGGCAACCTACGAACTAGGATGGAATGTCAGAACCAAAGAGGATGCAGTCACCACAGGATTCAGTGAGGATCAGGTAATCAAAGCAGCACAGAAAATGGCAGGGGGTGAGAACACAGTTATTTTTGAAATGCGTAGTCACGATGATCCAATGCAACTCCTGGACTACGTTAGACTTGCAGCCACAGTTTATGGCGCAGAGTACATCTTCATAGATCACGTTCAACGTCTAGCCTACCTGTCAAACTCTGGTGTTGATGCAGCAACCAGTACGTTGACAACTCTTGGTTCACGAATGGCGCAGCTTGCCAAAGAATTAAATATAGGTGTTGTATTTATATCACAGGTTAACGATGATGGACGCACCAAGTATGCAGCATCCCTTGAAGAGGAAGCTATCGTCTGTATAAAACTCAACAGGGATACTGAGTCAGAGGATGATGTGGAAAGAAACACAACTCATTTTATTGTTGATAAGAACAGACCCTTTGCCAAGCTAGGTAATGCAGGGTCAGTGTTCTACGATCCTGAGACAACTGTTCTTGAAGAGGTGGTGTTCAACGTATGAAGATTGTCGTCAGCGATATAGAAACAAACGGTCTTAACGACAGCGACAAGCTCTGGATCTGTGGTGGTAAGGATATTACCACTGGTGAGATCTCCAGGTTTGATAACTGTCACGAGGATGATGTTGCTAGGCGTGAAGCTATCAAGTGGTACAAATCAGCAGACATGATTATTGGTCATAACTTCGTACAGTTTGATGCACCCATGATAAACAAACTCCTTCAACCCAGATTGATAGATCCAAAAAAGATTGTGGATACTCTCCTCATTAGTAGGTTAGTAAACTACGACATCGAAACACCCAAGGGTGCTAAGTTTCCTCACAGCCTACAGGCTTGGGGTATCAGATTAAACAAACATAAAGGAGACTTTCATGAGTTTGATAAATTCAGTATCGAAATGGTTGACTACTGGTATCAGGACATCGAGGTTACAGAATCTTTGTTCAGTCATTTCAATGATATTATTTGGAGTCCTGATTGGCGTAAGTCTCTAAGGACAGAGCACGATGTACAGATAGAGCTAGTCCGTACACAACACTACGGTTTCTTCTTTGATAAAACAAAAGCAGAGTTTCTTCTCAACTCAGTCAAGACAAAGATGGGTACACTGGAAGAGCAGTTCCAAGTAGACTTCCCACCTAAACTTACTGAGGTCAATCGTATCAAGTATCGACTCAAGAAAGATGGCGGTGAGATGGCTACAGTTACAAAGGCTAAACAGAAGTATGCCATGACAACTGTAGAAGATGATGACCTAGTTTGTTTTGATTGGATAGAGTTCAAGCCAGGATCTGCAAAGGACAGGATAGATGTTCTTTGGGATGCAGGGTGGAAGCCAGTAGATAAAACTAAGACTGCTATCAACTTCTCTCGAAAGAAGATAGGTGATCCATATGGCAAGTCAGTAGTTGCTATGGACGAGGATTTCTACAATCAAAAGAAGAAAGACCTAGATAGGTACGGATTTACTGTATCAGAGGCAAACCTTGGTACACTGCCTGAGACAGCACCTACAGGAGCAAAAGCTCTAGCCCAGTGGTTGACACTCGAAGGACGCAGAAGCTCACTGGTTGAGTGGCTAGGTCAGTGTGGTGACGATTTAAGGATTCATGGTAGGATAAATAACATTGGAGCATGGACTGGACGCTGTGCTCACAAAGATCCTAACACCGCTAACATATCTTCTCCGTTTCATGGTGAACCTAAGTCAGCAGTTGATGAAGTCAAGAAACAATTTGATGTACATCTACGTGCCTGTTGGACAGTTCCTTCTGGTTCTTGGCTAGTTGGTACAGATGCTGACGGTATCCAGTTACGTGTGTTAGCTGACTATCTCTGGAGACACTTTGATGCTGATCAGTACGCACAAGCTATCATGACAGGAAGAAAAGAAGATGAAACAGACATTCACAATGTAAACAAAAGAGCTTTGGGTGTTCCTGATGCTACTAGAGATATGGCAAAGACTTTTATTTATGCTTGGCTTCTTGGTGCAGGGATGGCAAAAACAGCACAGATACTTAAAATAAATTTTAACTACGCAAACATTGCTAGAGAACGTTTTGAGAAGAGTATTGATGGTTTGTATAGCCTAAAGAACCAACTCGTGCCTTACATTGCAGAACAGGGATACTTCACTGGGTATGATGGACGTAAAGTTCCAGTGCCTAACGCACACAAAACACTGGCAGGGATATTGCAGAACGGTGAGGCTTGCTTGATGAAGCACAGTCTACTCAAGTGGCACGACAAGGCTAGACAGGAAGGGATAAATTTTAAGATGGTTGGTTTCATCCATGATGAATACCAAGTAGAAGTAATAGGAACAGAGGAGGAAGCCAAAAGGTTAGGACAGATACAAGCAGATTGCATGTTAGAAACTGGTCAGGAATTAGGATTTAAAATACCTACTCCAGGATCGTATGATATAGGAAAAAATTGGGCTGAGACCCATTGACAACTACAGTAAAAACAATTAGATACAACAACAGTAAAAGAAAAGGAGGGCAGTATGCCATCAACACAAATTGATATTAAAGGTACACTCGAATGGGCAAAAGTATTTGAGTCCAACAGAGATCAAGCAGAGTGGAATACCGATACTAACGGTGAGTACAAAGTTACTGTAACCACTGATAAGAAGACAGCAGATGCTTTGAAGAAAGCAGGATGTCAAAAAAAGATGGAGGAAGTAGATGGTGGGATTCGACTCACTGTTTCACGTCCTCACACTGGCGCTGAAGACTGGATGGGTGGTGAGCCTGTCGTTGCTGACATTTCAGGTAAGGCTTGGAGTCTAGATGATAAAGGTCTTATCGGTAACGGAAGCAAAGGTATTGTCAAAGTTGAAGTGTATCGTACAAAGAAAGGTCTCGTAGGCACACGCCTTATGGGTCTTCAAGTTCTTGATCATGTGACCTACAATCCAGAGGAATCACCTTCTGAAATGTTTGCAGATCACAGTAAGAGTTCTGGTGGTAAGTCTTCCTCCCAAAAAGAACCACAGGACTCAGTACCCTTCTAGGTTTTAGTTCCTTTTTACCCTAGAAGATTAAGCCCCCATCTTTTTCGTTCATTTTTAGGTGGGGGCTATTACAAAAAAGGATATACAATGCCCACAATAGACACTCTCGTTAAAGATATGGAAGACACCATCCTTGGATTAAAAGGGTGGGATCACATTGTTGGTCTAAAGATGGGTGATTCTATTGCCAAGACAGCATTCCAAAGATTCAGTGAACCACAGAAACCTCGTAAGTATTTATCCTTCTCTAGTATAGGAAGTCCTTGTCAAAGAAAACTTTGGTACAAGATAAATGATACTGAGGCTGCAAAGCCTTTGTCTGCAGCAGACTTACTGAAGTTTTTTTACGGAGATATGATAGAGGAATTGGTTCTGTCTATTGTCAAAGTCTCTGGTCACGAGGTGACAGGTGAACAAGACCGCATGTACATTGGAAGTATGGCAGGTCACAGAGATGCAGTGATTGATGGTATGACAGTCGATGTTAAGTCTGCCTCTCCCTATTCGTTCAAGAAGTTTGCAGAGGGTAACTTACGTGAAGATGATCCCTTCGGATACATCAGTCAACTTAGTTCTTATGTTTACGCTGCAAAGGATGATCCTCTTGTAACAAACAAAACACATGGGGCTTTCCTTGTTGTAGATAAAGTCAACGGAACAATATGCCTGGATGTTTATGACTTCTCGAAAGAGTTAGAACAAAAAGAAAAAGAAATAAAAACTGCAAAGAAAATGGTTAAAGGTAAAATACCTGACCGCCCTTTCAAACCTGTTCCTGTTTCTGAATCAAGTCCTAATACAAAACTACCAAAGACTTGTACCTTCTGTGATTTTAAAAAGAAGTGTTGGCCTGAAGCCAGGAAGTTTGTCTACAGTAATTATGATTCTTACTTAATAGATGTGGTTAAGAAACCAAACGTGCCAGAGGATCTTACCTACAATGAACAAAAAGAAGTTTAATGCAGCAGCACTCAGGGCAGGGTATCGTTCTGGCTTTGAGGATGAAACAGCCAAGTACCTAAAAGAAAAAGGTATAAAGTTTACCTACGAGAAAGAACGTATAGAGTGGTTAGATATTAGGACTCGCCACTACACACCTGATTTTATTTTAGAGAATGGTATTGTCATAGAAACCAAAGGACGTTTTGTATCTAACGATAGACGCAAACATGTTGAGATAAAAAAACAATACCCAGACTTAGACTTACGTTTTGTATTTCAGAACAGCAAAGCCAAGTTATACAAAGGAGCTAAGTCTTGTTACGCTGACTGGTGTAAACGTCATGGTTTTAAATACGCAGATAAAATAATTCCTGATGAATGGCTAGAAGAATAATCTTGACGTGTTTAATTTAATTCTTATAACTTGGAGATTCCTGTGTTGTTTGAAATAACAATGCTGTTAAAGCTAGACCCTGACGCTAACTTTATAGCCTCAGATAAAGATGGTGCTGCGATAGGACTTGAACAAGTTGTGTCAGATACCATCTATGATATAGACGATGTTGAAATAGTAGAAATAGATGTAAAGGAAAAATGATGTTAACACGACAAGACTTAGAAGATATGGGATACTTTGAGGCTTTTGATGAGGTTAAAGAAATCAACCTGTCTGATTATGCAGAGTGGGTTGAGAATAAGATTGTAACCACTGGTGACAAAAGAATATTAGAAAACACTATGGGTTTTATTGGGGAGACTGGTGAGTTCTTTGAGAAGATAAAGAAACACGTAAGAGACAAGACACCACTGGATAAAGAGGGTGTCACACTTGAAGCAGGTGATGTTTTCTTTTATTATGTAGCCTTGTTAAATGTGTTAGATATAAAATTAAAAGACGTTATAAAAAAGAATATGCAAAAGCTAGATAGCAGAGAAAAACGTGATAAAATAAAAGGATCGGGAGATTATAGATGAACAACTATTTACCAACGGACTACCAAGCATTCATACACACATCAAGATATGCCAAATACTTTGATGGCAAAGGCAGAGAGTCTTGGTCTGAGACAGTAGATAGATATGTCAGTAACGTAGTAAGACCTGTCGTAGACACAGAGACAGCTAACGAAATAGAACAAGGAATACTAAGCCTGGAAGTTATGCCTAGCATGAGAGCCATGATGACAGCAGGTATAGCTTTAGACAGAGACAACACAGCAGGATACAACTGTAGTTACTTACCTGTAGATGACCCAAAGTCCTTCGATGAGGCTATGTTTATTCTCCTCTGTGGTACTGGTGTTGGCTTCAGTGTCGAGAGACAGTTTATTAGCAAGCTTCCCGAAATTCCTAAACTGTTCGAGAGTGATACTACCATTGTGGTAAAGGACAGCAAGGAAGGGTGGGCTAAAGCGTTCAGACAACTACTGGTACTCCTTTGGGCAGGTGAGATTCCATTGTGGGATGTAAGCAGGGTTAGACCTGCAGGTGCGAGACTCAAAACATTTGGTGGTAGAGCCTCTGGCCCTGCTCCTCTTGTGGATCTGTTTAACTTTGCAGTTAAAATGTTTAAAGAAGCAGAAGGGCGTAAGTTATCCTCAATAGAGTGTCACGATCTAATGTGTAAGATCGGAGAGATAGTAGTTGTAGGTGGTGTCAGACGCAGTGCCATGATCTCTCTATCTAATTTATCAGATGATCGTATGCGTCACGCTAAGTCTGGTAACTGGTGGGATAATGAACCCCAACGTGCCCTGGCTAATAACAGTGTGTCGTACACAGAGAAACCAGACAGTCTATCTTTCATGCGTGAGTGGATGGCACTAGTCGAATCAGGGAGTGGTGAACGTGGTATCTTTAATCGGGAAGCAGCTAAGAAACAAGCTGCAAAGAATGGCAGACGTGCTGCTGACTATGACTTTGGAACTAACCCATGCTCTGAGATTATTCTTAGACCGTATCAATTCTGCAACCTTACAGAAGTTGTTATTAGGGCTACAGATAACGTGGATGATATTGCTAGAAAAGTTAGACTTGCTACTATTCTGGGCACGATACAATCAACATACACCAAGTTTCCATACTTGCGGAAGGTGTGGACAACGAATACAGAAGAGGAGCGTCTGTTGGGTGTGTCACTCACAGGGATAATGGACAACCCACTGATGACTACAAAAAATAAAGGACTGGATAAAACACTTGAAAATATACGTAATGTTGCTGTTGTTACTAATGCTGAGTGGGCTGATCGTCTTGGTATTCCACAGTCAGCAGCTATCACCTGTGTTAAACCATCAGGCACAGTCTCACAGTTGGTTGACTCTGCCTCTGGTATCCATGCACGTCATTCACCTTATTACATTAGAACCGTTAGAGGAGATAACAAAGACCCTCTTACCACCTTTATGAAGGATCAGGGTATTCCTAGTGAGCCTGATGTATTTAAACCAGACCAGACAACAGTGTTCTCGTTTCCTGTGAAAGCTCCTAACAAGGCTGTGGTTACATCTGATCTATCTGCTGTTGATCAACTTAACATGTGGTTGATGTATCAGAGAAACTGGTGTGAGCATAAACCATCTGTGACTATCAACGTCAAAAAAGACGAGTGGTTTGAGGTTGGAACATTTGTGTATGAACACTTCGATGAAATGTCTGGTGTATCTTTCCTACCTTACAATGAACACACCTATCAACAAGCTCCGTATCAGGAGATAGATAAAGAAGAATATAAAAATATTCTATCAACTATGCCAAAAAGTATTGACTGGTCTAGACTCAGCGAGTATGAAAAAGAGGACACTACTAGTTCGAGTCAAACATTTGCTTGCACTGGTGATGTCTGCGAGGTGGTAGACATAGGGGCGTAGCCAATGGCAAAAAGAAACTCTTCCTCAATTAGAGAGGGAACAGTAGCAGAAAAAGAATTTATAAAGTTACGTGGAAATAACTTTGTTAGACATGCTACAAGGGATGAAGACATCTTTGAACACTGGGATGTTTTGGACAAAGAGTTTGGTAAGGTTGACGTTAAAGCAGCTAAACGATTTGAAAGAAGAGGACCAGTAGACTACACAATCTGGTGGGAGTTACGTACAGTTAAGCGTCCTCCTAACTGGAAACCTACTAAGGGATGGGGAGTACCAAACGGAATAGATAGGTTTGTTGCGGTACGAGCCAAGGAAGCTTTCTACTTACTAGATCCATCTGACATAATAAGTGATCTAAGAAAGAGATGTACCGACTATTTTAAAGGGGAGTTTGGTCTTCTTACTAGACCAGGAAGAGGTGACTTGGTTACTATACTTCCTCTAGACTACGTGATAGAAAATAGTAGACATACCGTTGAGGTAAGTTAGGAGTTGATATGAAGTGTAAGAACTGCGGCTTTCTATTAGATGACGATGGTCACTGTGGAGAGTGCGAGAAATACTCTATATCAGATATAATAGACTTAGCAGGAAGGAAAGAGATGAGTTCTAAATTTAATCCAGTTGATAGACCTTTTCATTATAACCATGCAGACGATGGCATAGAGTGTATCGACTACATAAAACAAGTGTTAGGTATTGATGGCTTTATTGATTACTGTCATGGCAACGTAATCAAGTATCAACACCGTCACAAATATAAAACTAATCCTGTAGAAGATATAGAGAAAGCACAGTGGTATCTTGCCAGGATGTTAGAGTCGTTAAAAGAAAAACATAAATGACTAACAAAGATAATAAAAAAACCCTTGAGCAGGAAGCCCAAGAGTTTGTGTCAAAGAAAGACACCACTCAGATAAAGGTGGAGACTGACGATTTTTTTGCAGGTCATGCCTTGTCAGGACTCCTTGCCTCTGGTAAGTATGTCAGGTCTGAGGAGATAATAGAAGAAGCGTTCTCGTACTCAGACAAAATGATAAACTACAAGAACACTAAAAAGAAATAACAAACTAAAAAACCCCCAGTTAATTTCTGGGGGTTTCTTTTTAGTCATACGGTTCGTTCTCTCGTATGTTGGGAACTATGGCTAGAAGTTTCATTCTTCTTGTTAGTTCATCTGATATAGTTTCAGACTCAGACAAGTACTCATCTGCTGTTTTAAACCCAAGAGTTTGTGCAGCAGTATCTAAATTTTGTTTTCCCTCTTTACCCTTAGAATAAATTATGTAGTTATTTCTGATGTAGCCTCTAGCTTTTACTGGACTCTCTGCTTCAAAAGAATCAAGAAGTTCCTCTACATCCTCTTTTTCTTTTAATATCTTCTTTCTAATCCAACCCTCAAGAAGATTGGCTTTGTCTAGGTTTGAGATACTATCACTGGCTACAATCTCATCGTAAGTCATCTCCCCATACTTCTTTGAAGCAGGAGCTTTAGACTTCCAGTCTTCAAAGTCTTTGTACATTTTCTTAGCTAGTCTTTCTCTCAAGACAAGATCAACGTTAGCACTCTTTGTTGCAGTGCTTCCATATATCTGCCAGTTCTTTAGGTTGTATCTAGACATTTCTTTTTGTAGTGATGTCAACGGTGGTTCTGCTGTTCTACCAGTAA